TATAAGATAATAAAAAGCAGCAGCGACACTATCATCTGTTACAATGAAGTATGCCACTACTGCAAATACAACAAACCAACCGTAATAAGTCATCGTCTGATTGTTTTTAGATATTCTAAAACGTGGTCACGAACTGCCATTAGTTCGTTGTAACACTTTTGATTGTGAGCACATTGACGGAGTTCGTGGTCTGGTTTATGAACACTTTCAATAAACAAGTCAAGACCACGATTCCATTTGAGTTCAGAAGATTCTTCCATAATGTGTAGGACAGTTATACTATTTAACGAGTTTAAAGAAACTTATCTAAACTAGAAACCGATGCACCTTTTGCGGACTTTTGAATGTAGGTTTTTGCGGATTTGTAGTTGTTTGCAGTATGAACTTGATGTCCATTATGAATGATAATGAATTTTTTTCCCCAAGGAACTGCTGCCCACATTCCATCTTTAGTCACATATCCATTTGGGTCTCCTGGTACAGAGTTCAGGAGAGTTTCGTTTTGAATGTTCATACGGCAGTCACACTGACCACTTTTGCTGTTGGATTACGTGCAATTGCAGTACGTTTGGCATCCTGATAGTCCCGTGCTTCAACGTGCTCATAGAACACTTTACCAGCAACATAGAGTTCGACTTTGCAACGCATTGGGGATTCCTCCTTGTGTGTAAGTAGTTTAGCAGAAAAATCAACGTTTGACAACGCTGATGGCAGGGAGACCTTGATTGAACACCGTATCGACCACTGCTTGCACCTTCTTTGCGGTGCTGATGCCCACAGAAGAGTAGACAGGGATGCAGACCAGTCCAAACGACTTGGTGTAGTCTGCAAGGGCACCAGGGGCAATCCTGCCACTGCTGAGACCCTCTGCGTCGTCCTTGTGGAGACGGATCACCCGTCCGATGGTCTGGGAGATCCCAATGTAGTCCATAGACCGCATAAACAGCACTGCCTCCAGTCCAGAAACGTTAATGCCTTCGCTCAGGATGCTGTGGTGAAGAACAACGAACTTCTTAGAGTCATCCTTGCCCCAAGCAGAGAGAGTGTCAAAGAATACCTCACGGTTGACCTTACGACCATCAATCACGGCACCAGTCTTGGCAGTAATATACATCCAAGAATAACCACGATCCTCCAGTTGAGTGCAAAAATCAGTCTGAGAAACCAGATTCTGAATCTGCTTAGTTGCCTTGGAGCAAATCAGAACCTTACCCACATCTTGAGCATCGATGGTCTGAATCAGATTCTCACAGTCAACATCAGCAACGATTTGACCCTTACCCAGCATCTCAAACTGCTGCACCACAACCTTAGGGGGCACAATGAAACCACCCTCAACAAGTTCAGGTGCTGGCACATTGCAGATCACCTGACCATACACTGCACCATCATTCATCCCAGGTTTGGAAATAGTAGCAGAATGCTTAGGAGTAGCAGTGAAGAAATAGCAGCGGTCAGCAGTAGAAGAGAAGTGCTCCGTAGCAGGGAAAAAGTGACGTTGAACACTGTTGTGTGCCTCATCAAAGTAAATCGTATCAACCTTAAGATCTGCCTGTTGCAGACGTTGCAGGGAGTTGTAGGTAGTGAAAATCAGTTGATGCTTATAAGCACGAAGAGACCAGTTATGAATCTCAGCAGGTTTAGTGGTGCTCTGGTGATGCGTCTCACCACTGTGAACGTGAAGAACAGCAGCAGTGGTGATAAACTCAAGAAACTCACTAGAAAGTTGCTCAGCAAGTAGAATGCGAGGAGCAACCACTACAATGGTCTTAGGAGCATCAGATTGAAACTCACGCAAAGCATCAAAGATAGCAACGTTGGTCTTACCACCACCAGTCGGAATGATGACTTGACCTTTCTGATACTTGACAAGAGCATCCAGAGCACGTTCTTGGTGTGGACGGAGTTGAATCACAGGTCTCATTGAATATAGGAATATTATACAGCAAAAACAGGACCCTGTGAGGGGTCCTGTGACGGTTCTTAAAGTGGCCTAGAGCCTCATCTCCAACCCAGACAAAGGTAGTCTAGTGGTATTTGAGGATTATGTCAAGTATTAGACTGCAGTTGTAATACCAAACCAGGAACCTTTTAACCTGACTTCCAATCTATCTGTTGTGGAATTATAAATGATTGCTCCACTAGAAATACCAGCATTTGTCATTGTATTTCTTTCAGTGGTACTCATCCTAGGTGGAATAAATGCACTAAATCCACTATGATTATTTGTAAATGTTGCAATACCAACAAAAGTCGTGCTTCCAATACCAACCTTAAGTTGTGATGCAGTTGTATCAAAAACAATTGCACCACTTACAACACCATTTGGAGTAGAAGAATTTGCTCTCAAATGATTAAACCAGTTACCTGCTGAAGGACCAGCAACTGCAGGATTCCACAATTGACTTACAAAATAAAGTTCTGTGGTCGTTAATCTTGGTGGTATAAAGTAACTATTCATTGAAGTTACTGCATAACCAACATCAACAATTGATCTTGCAAATATAGTATTAATACCAATCATTGGTAAATTACTACCATTTGAATATCTTAGACCCATATCACTATTTTCTGCTACAGTCAATCCTTCCCAATTACCTGCAGTAGTAATGGCAATGGATGGATGTATATTAATATAATCTTGACAAATAATACTCAATCCACCGGTTCTTACTTGATAATCACCATAACCAAACGCAGAAATTTTCTTATTTGGATCCGCAATAAGTCCACTTAATTTTGTTTGATTTCTTGGATCTGAGAATCCTGTCGTTATTCCTCCCACATAATCATAATAAATTTTTGATGTAGACAGTCCAAGAGTAGAATTTGTTAATGTTGCTGTCGAATAAATGTTTAATGGGCTATTTGTACCTACAGTGGAACTACCAATTGAAACTCCACTAAGGAACGTTGTAATTCCCGCAAAAGAACTTACACCAGTTACATTTAATAGATTTGTAACTCTAAACTGATTAAATGTTGATATTCCAGATTGAGTGTTAAAGTTTTGAGTTGTTGGGAATGTAGATGGACTCACACTGTTTAAACTGGAAACAGTTACAATACCAGCAGTTATTCCTTGATCTAAATCTAATCTTCCTCTAATTTTGGTGTTGCCATTGACCATCAATCGGTAACCTAAATCAGTCAATAAAGGAACTTCTTCATTTATTGAGACTCTTCCATCATAAGCCAAATTCATCAAGGTCCTACTGACAGAACCAGTTTTAAAATAAAATCCTCCAGTTTGAGTACCAACTACTGCACCAGTTCCCTTATGAACGTGGAAATTAACTTCTCCAGATCCATAATTTTCAAAATCTAAAACTTGACTGAGTGGTGTATATTTAATTCTTGCTGTGTTATTATTACCTATAGTTTCTGAACCAAGACCTATTGTTGTATTTCCCGTTCTAGAAATTAATTCAAGAGAAACTGAGGCATCCTTTATGATTGCTAAATCTGAAGTAAAAGTATCGGTTCCAATTCCAATACTTTCAGATCTAAGTTTAGTAACTGTAGAAATTCCTGTGGATGCTGATAGGTTTGATGTAATTATATCTGGCAATCTCGCATCATTAATTGTGCCCGTAGTAATATTTGCACCATCTGAAAGGTTTGTTGCATTTGTTGCTGTTCCTGTTAAATCACCAATAAAAGTAGATGCAAGAACAGAATTAGAAATTCTTGCATCTCCTACAACATCAAGTTTTGCTACGGGACTTGCTTTTCCTATACCAACACTTCCAATACCAGTAACTACAAAAGGTGTTGAATCGGGATTTGTTTCATCTTCAACAACTAAGGCATTTCCAGAACCAAGTTGAGTAATTCTTAATGCATCCGAAGAACTATTAACTGCTAATGTAGTAATTCCAGAAGATTGAAGTCCTTCGGATTGTAAAACTCCATAAACAGTTGCACCATATCCAGTGGTTTCAAATTCTTTTACGTTATTAAACCAAAGTTCAACAGAATCGTCTATATTAAATCTTGCAAGAGTTTCTGTTCCATCTCCTTTTACTATAGAAACCCTATCTCCATTTGATCCTAAAGCAAGATTTCCAGTTCCATTATCTAAAATAAAACTAGTAGATCCACTATGATAAATTTGTAAATCATTACTATCACCAATATTTAATACATCATTATCACCAAAGTAAATGGAAGAACCAAAACTTACGGCACCTGTGAATGTGGTGACTCCAAGTGTAGAAATTCCAGAAACACTTAATCCAGTACCAACAGTAATATTTGAAGATACTAACCTATTAGAAATTAATGCATCACCAACCACGTGAAATTTTGATGCTGGTGATATTGTTCCAATTCCAATAGTGCCACTATCAGTAACAACAAACGTTGACGTTCCTAATCCAACTTGGAATCTTGTCTGAGCAATATCAGACCCAAGACCGACATAAACACTAAAAGTTGTAGAAAGAGTTCCTGCCTTTACTTTCCAACCATCAGTAGCGATAGCAATCACACCATCAAGAAGTCTACCATCACCTCGATAAGAGTAGGCCGATATAATCCCAGTAGATGGATTTAAGAATACACTAGATCCAATGTTTACTAATGACGTAAATGTGGAAACTCCAGAGGTTTGAATCCTATTTAATTCTGTTGTTCCATCAAATCTCGCAGTACCATATACATCAAGAATTCTATTTGGAGCAGACGTTCCTACTCCAACATTTCCTCTTCCATCTACAATAAATCGATCATTATCAACCTGAACTCCACTTCTAAAGTTAAATGACTTCCTATAATTTGCCATTTTATATGCTTTTTAATTATTTATCTTGTAGTTTTTGTTCGAGAACTTCAACTTTATGTGAGAGTTCTTTGATTGCTTCTACAAGAAGTGGGACAAGTTTTTCATATCGAACCGCAAGATATCCATTATCTCTTGTTGTAACTGCTTCTGGAAGAACTTCAAGAACTTCTTGAGCAATTACACCAACATCATTTCCTTCTTTACCAGACTTTTCATTCCAAGTATAAGTGTTACCACTAATTGAAAGTACTTTTGCAAGTGGATCTTCAATCGCAACAATATTATCTTTCAATCTTTGGTCAGAAGTGAAGAATGCTGTGATATCACCACTGGCAGTTATTTCTCCACTAATACTTACTCCTGTATTTGTAGTTTCAAATTTCTTGGAGTTATCATAGTAGAGATTTACTGCTCCATCTGA